GTTGATTATCAAGGAGCACCACAGCGTTATGCTCTTGGTGGTTCAGGAAATTCTTCTGAGTTTGAAGATTTTGATGAGACAGGAACAGATGCAGAAAACATTGGCAAGTTAAAGAACGGACCAGGAGAACTTTGGTATCTTAAGGGCGTTGACAAGGTTGGAGAATTTTCTCCTGCTGATCACAAGGTCTTTACAGAACCAGTTAGAGACTTTGTTCGTGCAATGGCATCAATTACAAATACACCACTTCACTATTTTGAAAAGACAGGAAGCATTCCATCTGGAGAGTCTTTGAGAACTGCAGAATCACCACTAATTGCCAAGGTAAAGGATCGTCAGATTACTTTTGGTTCAACTTGGGCAGATATGTTTAGATTTATTCTAAAGATGGAAAATTCTACAGAACCAAACATTCAAGTTAGATGGAAAGATATTGAAAGCATTGATAGTTTAGATGCATGGGAAGTTGCAGTAAAGAAGCGTGTAGTTGGCGTATCTCTTGAGCAAGTTCTAATTGAAATGGGTTATGATTTAGAAGTTGCAAAAGAAATTGCTGCAGCAGAAGAATCAATAACTACTTTATCTCAAAACACAAACACAAACAATGTAATGATGGAAGCCACAGGAGGCCAAATTGGAAACGAATAACACAGAAGAAATAACAACCGAAGTATCAACTGAAGAAGCAACTTTAAATGATCCAAAAGCAGTTCTTGCTGCTTTGGACCGTGCAAAGTCTGATGCTAAAAGATTCAGAGAAGAAAAAGAAAAACTTGAGGTTGATCTAAACAGTACTAACCAAAAGATAGCAGATTTTAGTGGAAAACTACTTCATGAAAAGGTTTTGCAGAAAATCTCTGATGAAGGAGTAAAAGATCCACGAAGACTTTTAAGATTTATGGATTTGACCAAATTTGAATTTGATGACAACTTTGATGTTGTTGGGTTTGAAGGTCAGTTTAATCAACTTAAAGAAGATCTTCCAGAAATCTTTGATCCTAAACTTCGTGTTGGTGGTCAGGCAGATACTGCTGTAAAGGCAAGTGTCAGCACTCAATATACAGCAACCCAGTTGCAGGCTGCTAAAATATTGGGTAAATTGTAATCAAATGGTACAATAGACTTATTGGGATGAGTGGACGCTTGCCCTATAATCATATTGAATTAGACGATTCAAAAAAACAATAAACTATATATCCATAGGAGGATAAAATGACAATTAGTCGTGTTGATTTAACAGAGGCTAACGGCTACATCCTAGAAGAGCAGGGGTCCACAGTAATTCAGGACCTTATTGCTAATTCTGCTGTAGAGCGTTTTGCCCGTCGTGAAGCAATGGCTTCTCGCACAAAGTCAGTTCCTCGTTTTGTTGGAGATGCACCACAAGTGGTAGCAGAAGGCGCAGAAATTCCTGCATCAAACCCAACTCTAGACGAAATCGTATTGACAGCAAGAAAGTATGCACAATTGATGCATATCTCAGAGGAAGATGTAAACGATTCACTCGTTGACACACTTTCAGTTTACAAGCGTGAATGGGCATCTCGTTTTGCTCGTAAGTATGACAATGCTTGCCTTGGTGTAACAGCAGCAGGCGATGGAGACGACGGTCAGCCGTACACATCTCTATATCGTGCAGTAGCAACAAGCCCAACAGCATTAGTTCCACAGATCATCCAAACAGGCGGAGCAATGTCATATGATGACATCAACAACGCTCTTGGTTTTGTTGAAAACTCAAAGAAGTTTGATGCAGCCAACACAGTATGGATGGCTCACCCAAAGATGCTTAAGGAAATTCGTGGAATGGTCAAGGGTAACTCTGATCTAGTTCTGCCAGATCCACTAGCAGGAACTCCAGGATCTCTATTTGGATATCCATTGGTAGTTTCATACGGTGCAGCAACATCTACAGCAGCAACAGATACACCAACAGGAAACGCATTGCTCATCGTCGGTAACCGTCAGATGCTTATCAATGGTGTTCGTGGTGGAGTAGAATCAGTAGTTTCTCGTGATGCAGAATTCGCTCGTGACGGCGTAGTCTTGAAGACTCGTGTTCGTCGTGGATTCGCAGTTGCAGATGCAGACGCATTCGCAATCGTAGAGAAGACAGCGTAAGGGGGAATAGAACATGCCATCAAAACTATACGGACAGTTCCTTTCACAGGCTCTTAACAAAGAGATTGACTGGGATACAGACACTATCAAGGTAGCACTTCTAACCAACGCTTACACACCAGACCAGGATGTACACAACTATCTAGACGATGTTGTTGCAAACGAAGTATCTGGTACAGGCTACACAGCAGGTGGAAACACTCTTGCTAACAAGACTAACTCATATAACTCAGCAACAAATGTAATTACACTTGACGCTGATGACACAACTTGGTCTTCATCAACAATTACTGCTCGTTATGCAGTCATCTATGATGCAACTCCTGCAACTAACGCAACAAAGCCACTTATTGGTTATGTTGACTTTGGTTCAGATCAGTCATCATCAAATGGTAACTTCACAATTACCTGGGACGCTACAGGAATCGTAAGGATCACAGTAGCATAATGAACGCTAGAGTAGAAGCAGGTCCACTAACTATTGGGCTTACCGCAAATATAGTTGAGCCTACCGTTAAGGTAGAAATCAAGGCTGTCCATGGCCTAATTCTCTGCTCAACTTGGACCTGCTTCTCTCTTGCAACTCCATCTATCAATGGCCACAGCCTATCTGGAATTAATCCAGAACTATCATTGACAGGAGGAATGGCTACGCTGTAACAGGCGTAGTCTTTTTTTATGGGTGCATTAAAAAATAAAATTGCAAGTTATGCCGTAGAAACTGCTGTTGAGTTTGATCAAGCATATACATTAATGCCAACTGGATATGGATCTAACGCTGAAAATGTTAACTGGTCATTAACAGGTACAGCACCAACATATTCTTCTGGTGTTGGACCATTAGGGTCTGCAGCAGGTTCATGGCTTTTTCCAAATGCAACAAGATTTAGAACAAATAGCACAGCATGGGTTGGCAGTCCAAACAATTTTCAAGATTATGATTATGCTGTGGGTGCTTGGATTAAATTTAATTCATTGCCTGGAGGAACTGCTGATCAGGCTATGGATATATTTTCAGTTACTCCAGCAGGTGTTAGTTTAGGTTTTAGAGTTGGAGTTTCTGGTTCTTCTCATGCAACAAATCCATCAAAATTAGTTTTATTTTCTGATAGTACATTATCAAACTTTACATCAACAACTATGGATACAAATTGGCACTATATTGTATTTAGAAGGCTTAATCAAACTGGATCAAATAATACTGAACTTTACTTTGATGGTAATTTAATTTATACTGGTACTAACACTCAGCCAGGATCATTTGTTCAGTTAACTATTGGAACAACTCTTTCAACTACTCCAGGTTGGTCATTTTATATGCAAAATTATCATCATGCTCCATGTTCTGTTTTAACACCAACAGCAATTGGAGAAATTTGGACTGCTGGAAGTACAAGTGGCGCAACTAACATAACTATTACAGATATTCCTGGAACAGCAACAGCATTAATTGTTGACCCAACACTTTCAATAAGTGACACAATAACAGAAACACCAGCCACAGCAACTGCACTTATGCAAGAGGCAACCATTGTTATTGTTGCAAATGACAATATTCAGGTAACCACTTCTTTCTTAGCATCAATAACTATTCCACAAAACATTATTGCTGGTGCAGATAGAAATGTAAATAATGTTGTTACAGAAGTTTTGACGGCATCAACAATTATTGGAGACAATATAACTGTAACTGCTGGAACGAATGTTTCAATTTCTGCTACTGAAATGACAGCAACAGCATTATTAACAGAGGCTCGTGTTGCTGAACTTCCTATGACAGCATCTGCAACTATGCCAGGAGGAACTGCATCTGTTACACCAAACTACTATTCATTAGTTAAAGCGTTAAATCCATATCTATATATTTATGATGGTAAAGGTTTTCCAACAAATAGTGGATACCAAACTGGAACATTTACCAAAGATAATGGACTTGGTACTCTGA